CAGTTATTAATCAATGGATTCAATACGATGGATTGGGTTCGTCTGTTATCCAACAAGACAAAGACACCAAAGTTTCAGAATTTCATTTATATAAAAAAGCAAACTCACTCCAATTATCATTACCAAAAGCATACGCCGAAGCGATTAAAAATGCAGCTAAAAAAATTGGCAAAAAATTTGGGTCTGACTTAAATAGAAAATTTGAGGATATTTATGAGCCAATGATTAAAACAGAGGCTAAACAGAAAAAAATTAAAATACAAAAAGGCTCTATTGGTTGGACTCAAATAGTTGAAAAGTTAGCGAATAGCGAAATCACAATTGCAGAGGTTGAAGCTAAATGCGACATCACAGAAGAGCAAAGAATTATGTTAATGGACGAAGCTATATGAGACAATTCAAAATAAGATGCTCCCAGATTTCCAAAATCATGGGCAAAGCAAAAAAAGAGGGAGAGTTGAGCGCCACATGCAAAACTTATTTGCATGAATGGTATGCAGACGACAAAGAGGAATTGCATTCTAAATACACAGAAAAAGGAAAAGCCGTTGAGGCCGATGCAATCCAGTTCATGGCGGAGCAACTTGGATTCCCATTTGCAGAAAAAAACATTGACATATTTTCGAATGATTATATTCTCGGAGAGCCAGACGTTTTGCCAACAAATGACATTTGCGTTGACATAAAATGTCCGTTCAATCGCAAAACTTTTTTGGACAATGTATCTGGAATCAATGAGGATTATGAATGGCAGGGTCGAGGCTATCTCGCAATTACTGGGCGCACACAATTTATTCTATTCTATGCCCTTATGAATACACCTGCGGAGGTTAATTATGGCAGAGAGGTTAAATACGACCATTTGCCAGTTGAGCAACGTTGGCTCGCTTATTCGATTGAGCATTCAGACGAAATCATTGAGCAAGTATATGCCAAAGTAATCCAGTGCCGAGAATATCTGGCACAATACCACGAACAAGTAACTAATAAAATTGGTAAAATAAACTAAAAGAACATGTCAGAATTAGATAAAAGAGACGAATTAATTAAAGCACAAAGAGAATTAATCGCAAAGCAAGACGAATTGATTGTCGTTTATAAAGAAACGGAATTGATTTTGCACAAATTGATAGATAATTTAGAAAAAGAATTGAAAATTTATGCTTTAGTGTATGGAAGTTCACATCAAAATTAGAAACAGACGCATTGAACTCGGCTATAATTCAGCCGAGCAATTTGCCTTTGACCACAAATTAAATCGCAGCACCTATCAAAGAGTTGAGCAAGGCAAAAACATGACTTTGGACACATTGGTTAAGATTGCGCAGGCTTTAAAAATTGACTTAAAAGATTTATTATGAAAAAATTGAATGAGTTTTTAATTGAATTATTGATATTGAGTTCACTATTATTTTGTTTTTTTGTTTTTATCCCAATGTTAGTCTCATTAATCCTGCATTTTTTATCATGAAAGCAAAATATATTGGTAAAATTGAGGACGGACGTCTAAGGATTTTAAATAAAAGCATGTTTGATGCACACATTGAATCATTAAACGGCAAAGAGGTCTCTATTGTTTTAGATAAGAACACAAAGAAACGTTCAAACAACCAGAATGCTTATTATCATGGCGTTGTTTTGCCAATTGTCAAAGCGGGATTGATTGACGCAGGATTTGAAAACTATCGAAACAATGAGCAGGTGCATGATTTGTTAAAATTTAGGTTTCTAAAAACAAACGAGGCCAATGTAAATGGGGAATTTATAGAGCGAATCAAAAGCACGTCCGAATTAACAACCAGTCAGTTTATGGATTTTATTGCAGAGGTGCAAAAATGGGCAACCGAATTTTTAAATGTATATATTCCAGAACCAAACGAAAATTTAGAACTATTATGATAGCAAATTTTGAGGAGTTAACCTATCAAATCACAGACAATGAAAAGCGATGCGCTAAATTCATTGAGGCAGTATTAAGGAAAACAAATAAATTCTATACTAACAAGCAATTAAGAAAGCTAATTTTTGAGCGCTCTGGGAATGACACCGAGTTTGAATTGGCAGACTCCAGAATCCGAGTTATAATGAATTATTTGAGGCGCACAACTGCTCCAAACATTATTGCATCATCTAACGGCTATAAAATAACCGAAGACATTGACGAATTGAATAACTATCTGGAGTCATTATATGACCGAATTAATGCAATCAAAGTAATCGCAGACCAAACATCATTTTATGTGCAACAATATGGAACGAAACGCTAATATAATCGAGTTTTTAATTGGCGGAAATAATAGCGTCAAAATAACTGCGGCAAAATTCAAGGTGCAAAGGTCATATGTAATCCGTTTGACCACATACTATTTTGGCATGGGCAACAAGGCTCTCATTTCTGTCAAACACGATGACATTGACCAGTCAGTTTATTTAAAAAAATACGAGGCGAAAAACCTTGTTATTTGTAATTTGTAAAATTTATAATATATTTGAGCATGAAAATAGAAACATCGAAATTGATTAGCTTTAGCGAGTATGCTAAAAAGAATAATAAAACAACCCAGTGGACATATCACATGGCTAAGACTGGTAAAATAAAAGTTTTAAAAATATCTGGCATTAATTTCGTTTTATTGGATTAAATATCGATATTTGAGTTCTGAATTTTTATATTTTTAGCGGGATATAAAAATTTGATTATTTTAATTAATCGCCCTGAAGATTTCCGCTAAAATCCGATGGGCGTTTTTTTTTATGAAATATTTTTTGCATGATAGCAACTCATTCAACGATGAGAAAATAACAGAATTATTCATGGCATATGGTTATGAGGGACTCGGATTGTTTTATAGCGCTTTAGAAAAGTTTGCTCAACAAGAAAAGCCAATCAAAACATGCGTTTTAAAAAAGCAATTATTTGTAGGTAAAAAACTTGAAAAATGTTGGTTGTTTATGGAAACAATTGGACTAATTTCATCAAACAATGGCGAAAGTTTCAACAAACAATTGCTAAAGTTTAGCGAAAACTATAAAATAAAAAAAGAAAAAAGCGCAGAACGTTTGAAACAATGGCGTGAAAACCAACAAGTTACAGAAAATGAAACGCATTTCGAACATGTACGAAACGCATCTAAAGTAAAGATAAGTAAAGTAAATAGAAGTAAAGTAAATATAGAACCCAATTCTAACGAATTGACGCCATCTATAAAAAAACATTCATTTGAAAACTCTATTTATTTTGACAAAAAAAAATTCAAAGAGGCGTTCCCAGAATGGGAGCGAGAAAAACTGGCTAAGTATTATGAATCCGCTTTGCTATATTCGCAGTCCAAAGGAGTTAAATATTTAAACTGGGCGGCCGCCATTAAAAACTGGGAAAAAAGAGACAATCAAAACAATAAAAATGGAAAATCAGAATTTGAAAAAAACAGAATCGCAGTCGAGCAACGCATTAAGCAAGCCGACCAGTACATCGCCGAAGTTATTTTTGGGGACAATCAAAGATTTAATAACGACCAACCCGACACCATTGGCATTGATTAGAAAAGAAAAGGGAGACGGATTTGTTGTCAAAGTAATAGAGAGAGCAATTGACGGACTAATCGTTTCTTTGAATGTTTCTAAGAACATGAGCGAAAGCCAGATTGCAGAAGCGGCGCAAATGGTTTATTCTGAATATTACTATTGGTCGATTCAACATGTTGTCATGGCGTTTAACAACTTTAAAATGGGGAAATACAAAGAAATTGAGTTATTCCATTCGTTTGACGTTACAACTATTTTTAAAATTTTAAGTAGATTTGACACCGATTTAAAGAAAGCAAAAGAGCAAGTCGAGTCAGAGGCTATTCAAGAAAAATATAAACAATGGGAACAAAGCTATTTGGACAATAAACCAACTGACGAAATAATTGAGCAAGTTAAAGCATTAACAACTAAAATAATGGACAAAAAAGAATATAAGAAAGCACCAGAGCCGAAAGAATGGTCGAGAACACGTGAATTGCTCGCTGAGTTCGATAAACTATGGCGAAGTGAGCCAAATAGTGGTTCTGTGCGAGTTGTTACAATAGAGGGCCGCAAATTAGACCAAACAGAATATTTGATTTATAGAATTGAGCAGGAATATGGCGAATCCTAAATATTACGAATTGATTTGCCAGATAGGGCATGCAATTAAACACATTAAAATAATGGCTAATCATGATGACTGGGAGCAATACGACAGACGAATAAAGAGAGAGTTGTTTGGCAAAGGGAAAGAGTCGCCATTTAAAGTTTTAAATAGTAAAATAGTAAACGAAAATATTGGATTATGAGTATAATTTTTGTAATTTTAGCATCAATATGCAACGCATTAATGGACACATTGTCAACGAGATACGACATTTCAGTGTTTAGAAATTTTAAAAATGAGCAATTCTGGGACTGGCGCATCAGTTGGAAAAATAAATGGAAAGGTGGGAGCATTCGCAACGGCGAAAA